TCGAGGACATCCTCGAAGGCTTTAACGATGCTCTGGTGTTGTCCCGCAACGTGTCCATCTACAACACTGATGGCTCGATGATGGAGCGCACCAACAACGTGATCTATCGTCCCCAGCCCTACATCGCCCAAAGCTATGACGGCATGGATCAAACCGGCAACTTCACTGCCTACACCCAGCTCACCGTTCCTGCAACGCTCGGATTCCAGAAGTCCGTGCCGTTCATCCTGGACGCACTTGAGCTGCGTGATGCCCTACAAGAAGGTCGTCTGGGTGATGCTGCAAAGCAGAAGCTGGCCTCCGACATCAACATCGCCATCATGAACGTGGCCGCAGCCCAAGGCTCGCTGGTCGTGACCGTGAACACCGCTGCTGGTGACTACGACGATGTGGCCCTGTGCGACAGCATCATGAACGAGCAGGGAGTCCAATCCTTTGATCGTTACATGGCCCTGTCCTCACGCGACTACAACGGCATCGCTGGCAACATTGCTGGTGGCGCTGGCGGTGCATCTGTGTCCCGCAGCTTTGCTGGCAACAAGTCGAACAACGCCTTCGAGCGTTCTTATGTCGGCATGGTTGCAGGCTTTGACACCTACAAGCTGGATTATGCAAACCGCATCGCAGCCCGCACTGGTTCAGACCCGACGATGAGCACCTTGGCTGCTGCTGGCAACTACTACGTTCCGCAAGCAACCCAGACCGCTGCTACCGGCGAGACCCAGAACGTGGACAACCGCTTCCAGACCATCACGGTCTCCAGCACCACCGACCTGCCAGCAGGCACGCCAATCCAGATTCAAGGCGTTGAGGCTGTGCATCACATCACCAAACAGGGCACTGGCTTTGCCAAGACCTTCCGTGTGGTGCAAGTGGTTAACGCCACGACCTGCGTCATCACCCCCCCGATCATCTCGGCCCAGGGTGGCACTGACGCTGAGTTGCAGTATCAGAACGTGATTGTGACTCCAGCCGCTGGCCGCACCATCACTCGCCTGAACGTGGCTGCAGCACCCATCAACTGCTTCTGGCAGAAAGATGCGCTGGAGATTCTGCCTGGCCGTTATGCTGTCCCGTCTGATGCTGGTGTCGCAGTGATGCGTGCAAGCACCGACCAAGGCATCGAGCTGGTCATGCAGAAGCAATACGATGTCAACACCATGAAAACCAAGTATCGTCTCGATACCTTGTTTGGTGTGGTCAATAAGCAGCCAGAAATGTCTGGCATCTTGCTGTTCGGTCAAGCATAAGGAGTAAATCATGAGTTATCAAGCAATTTTCACTCAGGGCACGGCTACTGTTACTGTTCCGGCCGGTCAAAAGATCGCCGTGGAAGCCTACTCGCCAGCAAGTGTGTTTCAGGAAGTTGGTTTCCCCAATTTTCCTGATTCGCAAGACCTGCTGACTGTTGTCGAGAACACCACCTATGTGTCACCGGCATTCACCAATGCCACCATCGTGACCATCCAGGCCGGTGCATCGGGGGCGTTGTACAGCATTGGTACTGCACCACAAATTGGCAACGGTGGCAACTGGCAGATTCAACCTGCGCCAGCCAACATCGCTGATGGCGCATCAATGGTTATGACTGCAGCGGAACTGTTGACCAGCATCGTCACTGCAACTCCAACAACCGGACGCAACATCCAGTTGCCTACGGCTGCTGCACTTGAAGCAGCAACTGTGTTCGCAATTGATGATTCGTTCGACTTCAGCGTCATCACCTTGGCTGCGTTTGCTTTGACTATTACGGTCAACACGGGCGTGACTATTGTTGGCGGTGCTGCAACGGGTGCAGCCTCTGGTTCTGCGGCGCGTTATCGCATCCGCAAGACCGCTGCCAACACATTCGTTGTGTATCGCATCATGTAAGTGAAACAAACAGGCCAGCAGAGATGTTGGCCTGTTTTTTAATGGAGAACGATATGCCAATGACCAAAGGTTACTCTCAGAAATCCATCGGCAAGAATATTGCGATGGAAATGAAATCAGGCAAGCCACAAAAACAAGCTGTTGCAATGGCACTCAGCACGGCAGCCAAGGCAGCAAAAGCCGCAGGCAAGCCAAGCAAAGCGCCGATGAAGAAAATAAAATGATTAAGTCAGCCGCAATCATCAAAGATAGGACTCTCGCACCTTGGAAAGAGTTGCGGCTGCAAAAGCGCAAAGCCAAAAAGGTTGCAATGCTTGAGCGCAAAGCGATCAAGCAGTATTACCCGTCTCGCATTGATGCCCCAATCATTGAGGTGCAAGCTGCACCGCAGGACGATGCGCCACCAACCCGCACCGAGCTGGAGGCCAAGGCCACAGAACTTGGAATCAGGTTTGATGGTCGCACAAAAGACAAAAAGCTGGGACAATTGATCCAGGACAGACTGTCTACAGGAGAATGACATGGGATGGACCAAGCGCCAATTTATTGAGCAGGCTTTCGATGAGATTGGCCTGGCCTCCTATGCCTTCGACCTTGGCCCAGAGCAAATGCAATCTGCTCTGCGCAGGCTGGACACCATGCTGGCTGCCTGGAATGCCTTGGGCATTCGTCTGGCATACCCGCTGCCATCAAGTCCCCAAGACAGCGATCTGGACGAACAGACCAACGTGCCCGATAGCTCCAACGAGGCCATCTACACCAACCTGGCCATCAAGTTGGCACCGAGCTACGGCAAGCAGGTGATGCCTGACACCAAGGTCACGGCCAAGGAGTCCTACAACACGCTCCTATCCCGTGCTGCCATGCCAATGGAGCAGCAACTGCCCAGCACCATGCCAGCAGGCGCAGGCAACAAGCCCTGGCGCGTCTACGACAATCCATTCATTCGTCCACCAGCCGATCCCGTCCTGGCCGGTCAAGACGGCCCAATCGAATACTACTGAGGAACAGCAGTCATGCCAACGATCAATCAACTATCGCCCATTTCTCAAGTATCCGGTGGCGATCAGCTCCCGATCTATGTGCCCAACAATGGTGACGCACGCAGGGTCTCGGTCACGCAGCTTCTGCAATATTTCCAGCAGACGTTTGCATCTCCGACCTTGGCGACGAACCTATACGTTCCAGGCACAGGCTTTAACATCACCGTGCCAACACCCGTCAGCAATGACCAGTGGATGCTCCTGCAGCCTGCTGGCACACTGGCCACTGGCACGATCACCCTGCCATTGAACACTGGCGTGCCTGATGGCACCACAGTGCTGATTACGACCACGCAAGAGATCACCTCGCTGACCATTGCCCTGAATGGCGCATCTGCCATTTTTGGTGCAGTTACAAGTCTGGGCGCAGGCTGTGCGGCTGTTTATCGCTTTTACCAGCCGACAAATTCTTGGTACAACATCAATGCCGAGACAGTTTTTGCGGCAGGCATTGCTGCATGGTTGACCACGCCATCCAGCGCCAATTTGCGTGCGGCGATGACCGACGAGACTGGCACAGGCTCATTGGTGTTTGCGACAAGCCCGACCTTGGTCACGCCAATCCTTGGCACGCCAACATCAGGTACTCTGACCAATTGCACTGGTTTACCGATTGGAACTGGCGTATCTGGTTTAGCTGCAAACGTGGCCGCTTTCTTGGCAACCCCAAGCAGCGCCAATCTTGCCGCTGCGTTGACCGATGAAACTGGCACAGGGGCAAACGTATTCGCAAATACCCCGACTTTAATCACGCCAAACATTGGCGCAGCCACAGGCACAAGTCTGGCAGTGACTGGTGCAGTCACTTCATCTGGCACGGCTGGCGTGGGCTATGCCACAGGCGCAGGCGGCACTGTCACCCAAGGGTCAAGCCGCACCACAGGCGTGACGATCAACAAGACATCTGGTGCGATCACATTATTCAGCGCAGCAGGTTCGGCCACGGCTACGACCTTTACCGTGACCAACAGCACCGTTGCGGCAACCGATGTCATCATCCTGAGCCAGAAATCAGGCACAGACCTGTATGACTTGATGGTCACAGCAGTGGGCGCTGGAAGTTTCAACATCACATTTCGCACCACGGGCGGCACGACAACCGAGCAGCCTGTTTTCAACTTTGTGGTCATCAAAGGCGTGGCAGCGTAATGGCAACCAAGCCCAAGTCCTCTGTCAATAAGGCGGCTGTTTACACAAAGCCGACTATGCGCAAGAACCTGTTTGAGAAGATCAAAGGGCAGGCTGTGCAGGGCACTGAAGCTGGGCAGTGGTCAGCTCGCAAGGCGCAGCTACT